CTGGAATTGCATCGGCCAAGAACTGGTCTGGGACCGACGGACGTTACGTTGGATCTCCTCCTCAGTTAAAATGGAACGCCTATACTATGCGTCACCGGACCCATAAAATAAATGGATCCCTAGACGTTCATATGGGCGCATGGAATCAAGCGAGTGTTTACCGGATTTCTACCGGAGCGTGGATTGGTACTTATACTGATCCTGACTTCACTTCCTATTGCCATGACTCCAATACTCCCCTCTGGACGATCTCTACTGCTTCGAGCATTTTCTCGGGCATGTGGTCGACTGATGCGGAGTACAGAGTCCTTCAAAAGCTGCTACGTAATGTGAAAGGCCACGAATATAACATCGGGGTTTCTCTTGCAGAGGTAGACAAGCTGAAGGATACTGTCCTTGGTGCTATCAAAAGTATTGGATACGGCGCTGACGACTTATTAAATCGTCGGTATGCGAAATTCGCTCGCCGTTTTGGGGCTTCTCCTCCTCATAAAAATCGGGTTAAGAAATTAGACCGGTCAGACGTGAGTGGAAGGTTCCTTGAGATGCGTTATGCATGGCTTCCCGCCGTGCAGGATGTTTACGAGAGCGCGAAGGCGTTCGAAGAGATATCCAGGAACCGTCGCGGTAAACGATTCACCGCTTCGGCTCATATCACGCAGATCTTGACGAAATCTAATGGGACCTATTTCAAAAACTGGCCCAATAAGGTTCGTCGCGCTAATCGCAAGTACGTTATCGAACTGTACGAATCGATGAGCGCTATTCGCCAGCTGGGGCTTTATAACCCCGCGTCCATTTTATGGGAACGTATCCCGTGGTCGTTCGTCCTTGATTGGTTTATTCCGATTGGGACGTATCTGGAGCTAATTGGCCAAATCCCCTCCTTAAATGGGAGGTTTCTTCGCATTGATTCTTTGCGAAGTACGGTCGTTGGCACGCCTTCTGGTATTGGTTCTTCCACCGGCTCTGGAAACAAAGCTGTGGGTCCCGGTTCAGTAGACGCGAAGAATTTTTGGCTATCTAGAACTATTCTCGGCTCTTTAACAGTTCCTCGTCCTTCTTTGAAGGTTCAGGGTGCTGTTGCTGGTCGCCGTGTTCAGAACGCCATAGCTCTTTCTCACCAGTTGTTCGAGAAAGCTCTCAAGAAACGTCATTAATTTGTCGTGAGGGCAGCCCCAGTGATATAAGTGCACTAACAGTGTTACTATGTTATTGGATAATTTTTCCTCTTATGTTGGAGATGATATATATGTCAGCAATGGCAAACATCCTTATTAAGGATGATGCGAACCCGCTGGTCGAGTATACGTTGGTACCAATCACAAACTCGCGCCCGAAATGGCGCGCGCAAGTGGCTGGGGTTCCAGTAGACGGCCAGGTGACCGTAGAACAAGTCGCCAATGTTAAATTGGCTGATGGAAACTACCGTCGGGTTCTCAAACTTGAAGTTCCCGTAATGGAAACTTTGGGCGCGAGCGGTACTTCTGCTGGTTACGTAGCCCCTCCAAAAGTGGCTTATGTGACTCCCTACACTATCACTACGGTGGTCAATCAACGGTCAACGACCGCTGATATGGCAAACGCACTGAAGTTTGTCCTTGGTCTTCTTGGTGGAGCTTCTGCTACCACCGCGACCGGGACACTCAACGGTACGTCCGCTGCTGATGCCGTTAAAAACGGAACTGGACCGATCACTCGGTTCATGGTGTATGGTGAGGACGCAACCTAACGGTTGTGTTCTTGTTGGGCATTTAACAAATGCTAGTAGTTAGATAGATTCTTTTATAGGCAGGTTCCTTATGAAGAAGAGAGAACGTAATTTCTGGGATAGATGGATCTTTCCCCTATCAAAGGATGTGGATACCACATTCTGTACCGCGGTTGTTGCAGAACTCTCAAAAGAGGGTCCTGTGTCGAAGGAGCTTTTTGAGCTCTATTTATCTGGTGATCTACGTGGAATCGTTGAATTTCGAGTCCCTTGGGACGCGGAGTTATCAGATTTTCGCGCGGCCGTCCAGATTCAAGCATTCTATAAAAAGAATCTTGATATCGACTTAGGATTTAATCCCCTCAAAGCGGGTATGGAGGCCTTTATTAAGGCCGAACTGCAATGCCAAGAGACGAATCGGTACTTCGGATCCCCTGCTCCCCTTTGGGGCGTCGCGCAAGCAATTTCGCTTGCTCGTCGAAAAATAGCTAAGGTCCTCGGTTCCGTGCCGCCTCTGAATCGGCTCAAACCCCGTCTGGGGCCGGGAGCTTCCACTTCAGTAAAACGCGCGGATGCTTGTTTTGAGAACAAGCTTACGCGTCAACTTGTGTGTTCTGAGAGTATGTATCCTGTTGTTGATTCCTTTCTGGCAGAAACGCCAGGGTGGACGAGGTTCCATTCAGACGAATGGCACCGAAGTGGTTACGATGAACCTGAGGGTCGTGTTATTGAAAGCACGGCCTACGGGATTAGTCTTTCCATCGACGTGGGGTCTTTGCTCTTTGTTGATAAAAATGCTAAGACGCATCGCCCTATTTGCATCGAGCCCGTGTTGAACGGGTTTTGGCAGTTGGGGGTCGGCGATTACATCAAAGATCGTCTTCGCATCCATGCTAATCAAAACCTTAGGGATCAGACTCGCAATCGCGAGTTCGCCCGCTTGGGATCGATCCACGGTAGCATTGCTACTATTGATTTATCTTCAGCGAGTGATACTGTTTCCTACTCTGTTGTGTTCGATCTCTTACCTGAGGGTTGGGTAGACCTACTCGACTCCTTACGTACTCCCGTGATTCGTTACGAGGGCTATGAACTGGAACTGGAGAAATTCAGTTCCATGGGGAACGGTTACACGTTTGAGCTTGAGTCCTTGATATTCTGGGCTCTCGCTTCGGCGTGCACTGAACTCCGTAGTGGTGATCAAGAACGCGTCAGCGTGTACGGAGACGACATCATCGTTCCCACGGTGGCTGTTGATCTGCTGTATGCTTCCCTAACCTGGTGCGGGTTTTCGGTTAATTCCGAGAAGTCCTTCACTCAGGGTAATTTTAGGGAATCCTGTGGAGCTGATTGGTTAGATGGCAACGATGTCCGACCTATCTTCAAAAAAGATCGGCTAACGATCCAGTTTCTCTATCTGTTCCACAATTGGAGTATCCGCCGGGGTGAAATAGCCCTTGCTAGGATAGCACTCTCGTTCATCCCGAACGAGTTCCTTTTTTACGGTCCAGATGGATATGGTGACGGCCACCTCCTAGGTTCTTACGAGCTAAAAAGCCCCCGATCGATTCGTCGACGAGGGTGGGAGGGAGGTTATTTTTCGACACTGCGAGAATCCCCCAAGTCAGTAGAAACTGACGTTTCGGGATCGCTCCTCTATGCCTTGTATAGTTCTTATACAAGCTCCGTTACTGACGTATTAAATCCGTCAGCGGGACGAAGACCTGGAACCGTTCCAGGATCTGAGTGTGTTGAAAAGACATCGATCT